ACATTCGTTCTTAATAATTTCTATGTCTCCAATTTAGCAGGGAATATACTAAAGAACCATACCAAGTCTTATTACAACGCTTAATGCCATCTTCCCCATAATGATCATACATAAATAGGATTAGCTTGGTTTTGTTCTTTGTTCTCAGGAACTTGCCACATGTAATGCAAGACTCAAAGATATACATAGGCAAAGGTTTGTCAAAATCTACATTATTTTTATTCATATAACCATTATCTCAGAAACAGCTGGATAAGTCAAACAAGGGCTTTGTATTGTTTAACAAACTCAACTAACTTGTATTTCTCATGGTCATGGTCAGAATTGTTTTTGCCATGAGTGAAAAACATAATATCATTGAATCCTTTTTCTTTAAGATCATTTATCTTTAGTATCAAGTCTTCTGTTGTTGTAAACATAATGTCTTGCGGTATGTTATCTAAACTCTGCAAGTAAAGTAAATACTCCTCATCATCTTCAATGACTGGGCACATTGACATAATTCTAGGCTTGCTGATATCCCTAAAACCATTTAGTCTTGTGTATGGCTCAAAGGCTATGACATTATAGTCTGCATGCTCCTCAACCAAGGAGAAGACTTCCTCAGACATGCCAGTCATGCATAACTTTGTTTGTATTTGTTTATTTTTGCAGAAATCATTAAAGATAGGTATGTATTTAGCCATATAGTCTTTCCTATCTTTAAAAGACCTTTCAAACTCTTCTGGAAACATTGTGCCACCAGATTCTACTTCATCCTCTCTGATAAAGCCTGCTACAAAATTAATCCATACTCTGTCTGGTTGGATATCATTAAGGGACTTGATTATCATGGCTAGGTACTGTGGAGAAATAGTATGGGGCCTTACTCCAACGATATATTTTAGCTTCTGGTTAAGATCCATAGCCCTTGCTGCCTCTATGAAGTGATTGTTTTCACCAACACCATATGGTACTAGCATTGCATAAAACCCAGCATCCTCTAACTCTTTTGAAATAACATCTAAAGATGCTGTTCCCATTTGATCAAAGAAGTAGAAGTTCATTCTTTTATTATACATCACTTAAAATTTCGGGGAACTTAAAATAGACCCCATCACCCCTATAGTAAATACCCTATGTAATAACACCTGGCTTTGAGGATATGCCCATATAGCCAAAGAGCTGTACCGTTTTTGAAATTTATACGTAGTCTGGATGGTCTAATGGAGTAGGTGCTGTGATAAGACACTTACATGATACACACTTGGCATCATCTAATAGGTAGCCAGATATATCATAGGTTTCTGGATCAAACTCTACAGTTAGCCTTAAGAGTGTAGAGCCACAGCAAGGACATACAGGAGATGGAATACCTCTGATATCTATCATATATCCATGATATCACATGGTTATCCACATGTCAATAAGCATAAAATATCATAGTTATCCACATGTTATCCACAAGTAAATCTTACTGATATTTTTAATATATGGTTTGGGTGGAGGGAAGTGGAGGATAGTGGGTTACTGAGCACTTTTACAGATGGCGTCGTAATGTCCACGGCTTTTAAAGGGGCCTGCCAAACCTTACATACCAAACCTTTCTTTCTTCAAACCTTCTATTGGGGCATGGAGTATACCATCCAAACCTCTATTTGTCAAACCTTTATAGCTTAAAAACCATATAAAAAACCTATACAAAATTGCCCATAATGTCCAATAATATAATAGAAAGGTTTGATAATATTTAATAACTTATCCAAAACCAGGAGAAAAGGTTTGTTATTCTATAGGGGTTTATTGTTGTATGGTTTATATATATCCCCCGTCAAAAACGGGGACGCTAAAGCGTTGATCGTAATGTCTAACAGGATTATTTGATGCGTTATGGCGGGGGATTTAAAAAGATAGAACTAAAGCATATAGAGTAATAAGCACAATAGCAGTACCTAAACATACAGATAAGATCAAAGCTCTTTCTGATCCATCATCTTCTGAATTATTATCATGATGATCATGGTGTTTAGAGAAACCATTATTAATGAAGTAAGGTCCTCCGTGCTTTGAAAAATAGTTTCTTCCCATAGCATTATTATAACATGGTTTGACAAAGAAGGTTTGATATGCTATGAATCTGGAAAATATTTTGACTGGTCGTAATGTCTTTTATAAAATAAGGTTTGGTGGTTTGTCCATGAATCTGGAAAATTTTTAAGATCCTCGTAATGTCTGAAAATGGGAAAAATTTGGACATATCGTAATAAGGTTTGATGGTTTGGCTCGGAAGCTCGGGCACAACGGCAGGCTTTTGTCAAGCCCACCGCTGCCATCTCTACTAGAATAGTTTGTATTGGTTGTAGTGATTGTACCGCTCTTGCTGAGTGTGTTCCGCTGAGTCTGCAATAGTAATTAAACGATTATAGATTACAGTTGGTACTGACTCTGCAAGATACTGTCCCACTAAGTCAAGGTCAAGGCGAAGGTCTGCCAAGACATTGGATAGTTGGATTGCTACCTTTTCTTCTTTCGTTACTAGTTTTCGTCTCATGGTTCTCCTCTATTTCATTGTACCAAAAATAAGGGGGGAGCGCAACCCACCACAAATCGCACTCCCCCGTTGCAGTATGATTATACTACTGCGTGCTCAGTTAAAACTTGAGGACCATAGGCATTGACAAAGGCGTCAAATTTTACTGGGACATTATCAATGACAGTCTGATTAGCAAAGTCAATGATGACGGTTTGCTCACCTAGGTCATAGTTGCTAGAATCAATTGAATAGATTCCAAATCCTGTTTCATCCAGGATGTTGTGTTGTATTAAATAGCTAATGATCATGCGGGTGCCATATGACGAATCAGTAATCCGTGGACGTGCATGGACCAGAGCTTCTGCCAGGTCTGGCTGCCAAGAGTCCTGGCCCCAGTGACTGTATAGTACAACGTTTGATGTGGTACCGTCTTTAAAAACAAAGTTAATGCGTGCTCCCATTATGCAAGCACCTCCTCAACCTGAATGTCAGTAACATTAAAGTTAGAATACTCATAGGCATACTCATCTGAGTCTTGCGTAGTGTCTATGCGGTGCATTTCTGTGAGAGCCTCTGCTTCGCTATCTGCCTCAATGACAAATTCAAAGTTAGTTGCTCTAGTTGCTAGTATGGTGTATAGTGGCATTTTGTTCCTTGTCTGTAGTAGTTACTTCCATTTTACCAAAATCTAGGGAGATTGTCAATTGTTCCCACATTATTCCTCATCCTCGTCTGACTCCTTAAAGTCATCCCTGCAGGAGGTGCACCACTTACCCTCAGGGTGCTCTTTAGGGTTCTCTTCACAGTTCTCACACTCAGTGCCGTCTAGTTGAGTATCTGCCTGTACCCTGACCCATTCGCAGATCTCTCCTTCGTATACGTCAGCGGTTAGCGTGCTAATGGCCTCATACCATTTTTCATCAACTTCTAGTTCAATAAGATAAGTAGTCTTCATGATGTTACCTTTCTGTATTCTGGTACCTTGGTCTCCAAGTATACCTTGTGGGTAGGACAAGTTGCAACAGCCTCTAGGTCAGCCTCTCCTAGCCAATTACAGTTACCACAAATCTCACCGCAGTCATTATCGCAGTAATCCATTTGGTCAATTGCATCACAATCACGGCATTGAGATTCATACTCTGATTCACTAATAATCTCACCACGTAAGATTTCTAACTCTCCACCCCAACCTGTCTCTTCCTCATATGATAAGGTAAACAGTAATGTTGGGTACTGTGCAGATAATTTTTGAAGGGCATTCATAGGACGAGACCAAGCAGTATTAAAGTTATAGTGAACAACATAGTTCTCACCATTCTCTGCTTCTTCAATGGTTGTATCAGGATACTTGTTATCTTCAGATACGGCTACATCCCACTTAGTTCCCCATTCACGGACATTAAAGTTATACCAGTCATTGGTCTCAAACTTCATTGCTTCAGCAAAATCAGTGGAGCGTGGAGGCTGGCCATGATATACCTCATCAGTAATACCAGCATCTCTATAGTTATAGATATTATGAAAAGCAAAGATAGGATTAACATACTTAGTCTGCTTGACATCATATGCTAAATCACCTACTGCAATAACAGAATGAATAAATGGTTTGTTCATCTGTTTGATTAAAGACTTAACTTGGTCAGGGTTACCTTCTATAGTTAGTCCGTTATATACCCAGTTTGGCATGGTGGCTTCTTTCTGATTGGCGGTTTAATATAATTCTACAGCAAGGGTATTAGTTTGTCAACTTCATACGGTCAGAGATAGCAAAGGACAAGGCATATGTTAGATTATATACTTCTACAAGGGCGTCTAGTCTGCCCTCTGCTTCTGTACGTTGCATAGATAGCATTGCGTCTGAGTAGTCACCTTCTTCTTCCTCAGTTGCAATCTCTGTAAGATTTTGCTCAGCCATTAGCATAAGGTTCTTAAGCTCTCCGTGCAGGATGTCTGTTCCTGATACCCCTGCGTCTACCATACGTTGTAGGTGCGGCTCTAATGTTAAGTTATCCATTTATATACTCCAATAGGTGTTCACAGGTAGCAATGGCTCCCTCGTAATAGGCGTCTGATTCATAGTACTCATCATCACTGATAGGAATATCATTGTTAGCGTCTTCAACATCTTGCTCCAAAGAAATTCTGTGAATATTTATATACTCTCTTAATGTGTTTATGTCCATATATTAAGTATAAGGGTTGGTGTTGATTTTTACAAGTTTTGGAGGTGTGACTTCAATCACAGGTTCAAAGAGGGGAGCGTTGCCGTCTGATACCCCAATGTTAATTACATTAACAGATCCACAGGTGCAAAGAGGTTGAAAACATTCAGACCTATCTTTCATGGTAGTTATCTCAATAAGAGCATCGCAATCAGTACATAGATAATCATACTTGGTCCAGCTCCACATACTAATCTCCTTGATTAACTAAATAGGCACGGATTTCCAAAAGGGTATTCCAAACTAAACCTTCGTCTATTCCTTCATACTCTAACTGGTCAATAGAGTTTTCACACATTACAATCATATCTTCTCTACTCATTAGTCAAAGTCCCTTATCTCAATTTCAACTTCAGGTGGGCATTCAGCAATATGCGCTACTCCACCAACTACATCAATAACTACTTTATAAGTCATTAGTCAAAGTACCCTTCTGCCCATAGGCCCTGGAGGAAGTCTTGTGCCTTCCATAAATCTGTATGTAACTTAAGATAGTTTTCTGTGTCAATTGTCTTTAATACCGTTTGAATAGCATCAACCATGTTGTCTAAGTCAGAGGCTTCATATCCTAACATTCTATTGCCTCCATATATTTAATCATAGTTTGTAGTGTTATATGAATGTGGCAATCACAATCATCAGATGTGTCTCTGTCATCAAAATGGATTAAGTTGTCATCATAGATATAATCAATTAGTTCTTGTGTGGTAATCATGCTTCCTCACATTCTAAATAGTATTGGTCGCCTGGTGTTAAATCATAGAACTGATTAAACCTGCCCTTTAGGTAATTGTTATCTGACATTTCTGCAAATCTAAAATCTGCAAACAGTTGGCCTTCATCAAGATTGGCATTAACCCAATCCTCTACTAACATTGCTCCTATCTCAGAGTATGTTGCATCTATTACCATTTCGTTTTCGTTCTCTAGGAAACTCATTCTCTTGCCTTTCGTGGTAGTTATACTATAATTTTACAGGAAAAATGGGGAAAAAGCAACTCTACCGTAATCAGAATTTCTGAGATTATTTATATAGTTTCTTAAATGTCCGTTTTGTCCAAATTTCCTCGGGCCCTTTTTATTGCGATCTGTATGAGACTTGAACTCACGACCTCTACCGTGACAGGGTAGCGCTCTAACCAACTGAGCTAACAGACCAATTAAGGTGAGCAGTTTTAAATCTTGCTCAGGATTTTTTTGTTATGCTAACGACATAACATTTTGTACAACTTTTAGCAAACGATTTTTTTCTGCGTTAATTGCAGGGTCAAAACCACTTGCACTAGCAAGAATACTTTCGTTATTCCCACCACGTGCAGAACGATACCAGTCAAGGCGTTCTGTTAGTGCATTGAAAGCACCCCATGCGTTACCAGCAATCATGCCGTTAAATTCGCCTGTGTAAATGTCGTTAATAACATCTACCTTGTTTTCCCATTTCTTTACCGCACCCTTAGAGTCTTTTTCAGGCTTAGGGTATGCAGAAAGAATAATGTCGTTAAACATCTTAGCAGAAACTTCTTTTTCAATCATAGCCTTAGCCATAACATCAAATTCGTCCATGTAAGCATTAGCAAGACCAAGAGTTTGGCGTGCAATAGCAACCTTACCGCTTGCTGTCTGTGTGTGACGTATCTTGAAAGATTGCTTGATACCCTTATTCTTTTTACGACCTATACCATTAAGTGCAAGATTAAGAGTGTTAGCGCACACAACACGAACAGGTGTAATGCTTGCTTGAATAGCGATTGAGCCATCATGTGATGTGTTGATGAGCAAATAAGTCTTTACCTTGTCTGCAACACCGCTAGGGTCTAGAACAGTTTCACGCTCTAGTGCTAATGCACCAAAGACAACACGTCCGCCCTTGATTGAGCCAGCAGTTTCCCAACGTCCTCCGCCGTCTAGAATGTTATCACCAAATGAAAATAAATCTTCATTCTGCATAACATGATAACGCTCACCAACGACACCAAGAATGTCTGTCTGTGCATTATCTGTAGGATTGGTACGCAATACGTACTGATAGTTTTTATCGCTTGTTAAGTGTGATGGGGTTTCTAAATCTTCCAGACGAACATTCCAACCATTGAGATTAGCAAGAGCCAACATCTCTGATGTGTTTTTTTCTTCTGTAAAGACTGTACCCAATCCATGCCATGCAGGTTCTCTAAATGAAGCAAAAGAGGTTTTGCCGTTTTGTATTTCTAGGTCATGTGCCATGAGTTTTCTTCTTTCTTTTGTAGTTATTCTAAGTGTAGCAGGATAGTCTGACAAATGCAAATCAGTATAGTTAAAAATGGGAGAAAATGGACATTATTTTAATGTGTCGTAAATCATACTGTGATCTTGGTCACGCCCCCCGAGCTGAATTTTTATGCAACGGCATAAATAAAAATAAAGCAGTTTTACATCATGCTCAGGATGTTTCGCCCTTTATTTATACTGGCCGTACGTTCACCAGTTGATTAGTAGCCCCCTACTAAATATCTACTCTATCAATTGAAGAAGATAGATATTGAATTGAGTCTGAATTATAATCAACAGTATCAAAATCAATATCATGAATTGCATTAGTTGCTTCTTCTTCATTACGTGCCTTAACAGTAATTGAATAAAGAACAGTGGCTTCAACTTCAAATTCTTTTGTTAACTCAAAACCGCAAATGTCTGCAATTTCTTGTCCTTCATCTTCATTAAGTGTACCTGCTTCAATTGCTTCAAAGGTCCACTCTTGCATTTCAGTACGCATGCGGTTGCGTTCTGCAGCCTCGCCGTATGAGCGCTGAGTTACTTTTTGAATGTGCTCTTCAAGTTGAGCAATGCGCTCATCCTTCTTTGCAATTTCTGTCTTAAGAAAATTTTCTGTTGTTGCGTATTCTGTTAGTGTTGCGTTGAATGGTGTTTCCATTAGGGGTCTGCTTTCTGTAGTTGGTATATTTAATTGTACAGGTCCCCACTGACAATTGTCAAGGACCCTTGCGGGGAGCCTTTTTGGATCATGCTCAGGATGTTACACCTCTTGCAGTTAGTGTGAACTGTTTCGCAATTTAAGCTTATGCGAGAAGCGCTCTATAGTATTTCTATTATCGCCCTAATCAGCCTGGCGAAAGTTGAGGGAGGTTTTTACGCCTCCCCCAATTTCATTTAGAGGTAACGAGCAACCGCATTGTAAGTGCTTGTGCTAACTACTTCCTCATCTGTCATCTTTAGAATACGAATAGCATTAGAGATTTCCTCTTTCTGCTCACGATAACTATGAACATGAATTGTCTCATAGTCCTTTTCAGGCTCTTTAGGAAAATCCTTTTCTGAAACTGTTAGGTCATAGTCAATGTTAAGTGTGTTGTTCCATGAACGATAGTTAGTGCGGAAGTTTTCTGCCTTCTTGATGTTAGCAACGGCAAAATCGCTAACTTCTTTCTGCCAAGCCTTACGCAACTTCTCGTACTTTGCTTCGTTTGCTTCTTGTGATGCGTAGTCTGCTTCTAGTTTAGCAAGTGCTACTTCTAGTGCCTTGATTACTTTTGGTGTTGCTATCTTTACTGAGATTGCTTTTTGTCGTGCCATGTTTTATTCTCGTTTCTTTTGTAGTGGATTTATTAGGGGGTTGTATTGAGCAGTTTTAGTAGTCATGCTCAGGACTAAGTTACTATCTAACTGGCTTGTTAGATTACGATTGTGCTTTCCATGTTGTCCAGCGTGTGTTACCATTAACATCTAACTTAACACGAACTGTGTCCTTTGCAGTAGGTGAGATTTCAAGAATTGTTCCTGTTACCTTTGACTTCTGTGATGTGTAGAGGTCGCCTACCTTGTATGTATTTGCTACTGTCATTTGTTTTCTCCTTGTTAGTTTGTTGTATGTATTAAGTATAACATTTCCTACTGACATTTTTCAACTCCATTTCTTGTATTTCTCACTATTTGAGACGCTTGGGTATGTGATTTATGTCACACTATTGGTAAATCATGAACACTAATAACCCTATTAGGCATAGGACAACTAGGCTAGTCATTTATCTCCTCATTTCTTGCTAGACGAGAATACTATGTCACTCTTAGAGTATACACACAATGAGCAAGAAACGCAAGCGGAGCCATTAGTAGAGATTAGTGGAATGGCTTTTTTATTCTCAGGACATTTAGCCCCTACCTTACCAATCATCTCTTTCATGTCTGCCTGTCCTACTAAGAAATTCTTAGCAAGGTATGCAAGCTTTATGCCATGATCTTTTTTCAGGGTAACGCCAATAGACTTATTCTCACTATCTGTAGAGTAGTAGAGAGATAGATTAGGAATGTCTTTAAGCATTACCGCTGCACTCTTCACACGTGTGTATACCCAAAATTGAATACCAGGATGATTAAGGATGACATGCTTCCATGCGAATGTATAAGTATCATTAAAGAAATCGCCGTCCCAGTGGATACGGAATAGCATAGGCGCTTCACGCTTTACACAATCAGCAACAAAATCAGCAATCATTTCTTCAAGCAATGCTTCAATGGTGTCATGGTCTGCGTCTTTGACTAACTCCCAATTGTGTAATAGGTTTTTCTTTACTGTTGGGAATACCTTTTCAAGTTTCCCAGCATAACAAACACTTTCGCATACGCTAGTCGCTCCAGGACATGAATATGCTTTCCCTGCGGGTAAGCCAAATGTGTTGGCAATGCTTGCTTGTTTTCCATTAGGTGTGACGGCATTAGCGACCTTTCTGTCTTTGCTTCTGAGTAGTTTAGTCATGGTGGGTTACTCGCTTTCTTTCTTTAATTTTAGCATAAGGGACTGACAATTTTTTCTATTGTATTTTTTCTTATTAGGAACAGCGGAGGCTGCATTAGAACGACGTAATTCCATTAGACGTCTTAATTCCTCAGCATTTTTCTTCATGTAATAATCTTACCATAAATGGGGAAAAATATCAACTTACGTAATTGTGGTGTAGATCACAGGGCCCTCGGGCCGTTTTAGTCTAAGTAAACGTACCAATCAACTTCTTCATCAAATGAATACTGAACAATTTCTGTTTCACCAAAATCATTTGTGATTTCAATGTCATAGTTATCTCCTGTTGAATCGCATTCAATATCAGTTATTTCAACAATCTCATCATTGTAACTAATGAGATCACCAATCTGCAATGCATCTACTTTCAACGCATCAGCTTTTACAAGTTCCATGTCAATAATTGTAGCACTCATTTATTCAAGCCCCAATCCTAATTCAAATCCTGCATCTTCATTAAAATAATCTTCTTCATCTTGTGGTAGCCAAGCATCTAAGTGGTGTTGCTCAATGATAGCCCATGCTGGTGCAGTAGTTTTTCCTTTATAGGTTATTCCCTCTGGCATTTCAATCTGACGCATGGCATCTAATTCACGAGCCGCATCAAGGGCTTCAATGCAAGGTTTCACCATAGAAAGTGGTACTGGTGGATAGTGATTACCCTGTAAGTGATAGCCAATAGCCTGTTCAAGGCTTATGTCAATGTTTTCTGCTAAGTCCATCGCTGTATTATTTCCCATTATCGTGTTACCACCATTCCTGTTTTGTAAAAAGTTTTTGTGTGCATTTTGCCTGAAGGTTCAGACAAGTTAATTGTTGAGTATTCATTAGCAAGTCCATGGTCAATAAACTTTTGATAAACTTCAACGGCAGATAAAGCGTCACTATAACGCCCAACCCAAGTAGTAGAAAAATCTGAGTCATAGGTACAAGTAACTGAGTATAGGTATTCATTCATTAGTTATTCTCCTTATAGTTTTCATTCATGATACTTTCAGCATACCATTCGCAGTATTCATTTTCAAGAGACACGCCCTTGTTGCACTCACAAAATTCTGTATCGTATTCACCATGACCATTACCCCAAAAGAGTACGCCCTCATCATGGCAATCAACACAATCAACCAAAAATTCAATTAAGTTTCCCATTATTTTATTCTCCCATCTTTACGGCTACTGTTGCAAACTTATTTCGCAAAGTGCGGTCATAGACCTCAACGACATACGCCTCAGTATTTTCTCCATACCAAATTTCAGGGCGTGGAGAGGCAGAAACAATTTCTCCCTCAAAGTGACGATTTCTTGAACGATAGTTTTTACCAATTAGTAAATCCTGTATTGTGTATAGTTTAGTAGCCATTAGGCAACCTGCTTTCTTTTTGTTATTAAATCTATCCTACCATTAGGGGCTGACAAATTTTCTTATTTATTTTTTCTTACTCTGTAAGTCTAGTCTATTAGACATAAATTATCAACCTACTAGCGAGTAGTCTTAAATAATGAGACGCTCAACAAATGTGAGAAAAATCACAACCACGTAAAGTTATCCACACCCTGTGGAAAACGCCCCGAGCTTTTTTATTTGAAAAGATCAAGCAGTTTTAAAACTTGCTTAGGTTTTTTATTTTATACTAACTCATAAGTTTTTGTGCAAGCGTCCCAAAATTTATCTTCATCAAATCTTGGATTGTCTGCACTGAACCACTCACTAAATTCAAAAACTAAATCTTGAAAAACGTGAGAGTCAATAGTATCTGAAAACTGATTTAGAATTTTTGCAGTTTCTACATAGTCCTTGCGTGTCATCATTAGTCTGCCACCTTAAGAATTGCATAGGACCCGCCTGCATTTATTTCATCAAGGATAGGTTGTAAGCGAGAGCCTACTAATTCTTTTAGCATTGACTCAAGCATTGTTACACGCATTGACTCAGGCAGTGCAGACATTTGCAAAGTTACAGGGTGTCCTTCTGCAAACTCTGTGACAAACTTTAAGTTGTGTTCAATTTTCATTTATAGACCACGCTTTCCTCTTAGAGTACCTGTAACACCCAATGCGTCACATGATAGTTTTACAGATACGCCAACAGGTAATTGTGTTGGGTATTGTGAAATGAATTGAGCAACAGCACCCTTAGAGGCGAAGTTGATTTTTTTGGTAGAACCTGAAAAGGTTTCTAGTGTTACAGTGTAAGTCATTTATAGACTTCCTTTCGTTAAGTTGATAAGACTATCCTATCATGGGGGGCTGACAAATCTTGGCATTTATTCGCTAGGCTCATTGTGATTTGCATCACACTTATTTGCTAGGCTCACTGCCTGATTAGTCATTATTTAATTGTTATAGTAGCAATACTACCAGAAAAATGTCAAAAAGTCAAGACGACACGCCGTAACTTAAAGGTGATTTACATCACAAACGCCCCGAGCAAAAAATCGCAGCTTTTTAGTTCTGCGATCTTTTTTTTATTTATGCTCCGTTATGCATCCAAATTACAAAAGCAAAACAAGTCATAGCAATTAAAACTACTAGCATTTTATCCCCACACAATTCCTGCAATAGTACAAATTGCAACTGTTACAAATGCAGAAATCATTCCTGCTTCTGGATAGTCCTCTATCCAATCAATAAACATAGTAAAAGGGTTCATTACTTTACCTCCTTGTATAGGTAGTCCCACGCCTTACGGCACATAAGAATTGACTTACAGTTATCGCAACAGATAACACCATCACGATTTAACTCTAAGTCATAGATGTCAATAGTGGTTGAAACTGAACCACAAACAGATTTTACAGGTACAAAGGTACTCATTAGTTTTCTACTTTCTTTAATTCATGATTGTTATTAAGGGGGCGATTGTTATTAGAGAACATGGACTCTATAACCGCTTTATCTTTTAGTGATTGAGCAACTCTTTTTTCTTGTTGCTCTTTTAGTATTCTGTTATAAGTATCCATTACGATTACTCCCAACTTCTAGTAGTAGCATAAACAACACTCTTGCGAGGTGTGTAGTTTTCTAACTCTGTTAGAGAAACCTCTAGGATAGTGCCACGCTTGGCAACTAACTCTAGGTATTCATTAGCGTATTGCTCGCTAGGTACGACTAGAGTCGTATGGCTACGCTCTACTGATAGGGGATAGAGAGGATTGGTATCCAACTCTACTGAGTAACTTAGTGAGAACATTTTGTTCTCCTTTCTTTAGTGGATTTCTTTACCACTTATTTTTCTTTATACTGTAAGTATAGCAGGGGGGTCTGACAAATTGGGGGGTACAAAACGGACATTATGGACATTGTGACGTAGCACACATGTGATCTACACCACAGGGGCCCCGAGGCGATGTGAGGGACATCACATGCGACACGCCGTGTCAGGACTTGACTTTGACAGGTATCCATGTTATACTTGCAGTATTAGATAGTTAAAATATAACTACTAAACGAAAGGTCACTAACATGAACCCATTTACAGCACTACAAGATTTCCTAGATGAGAATGTCGCTTACGGACTAATTGGAGCCTTCATAGGCGTAGCAGTAGCCGTTATCCTATGCTTTACGCTTGGAGCGTGACACACATCACACCACGCCAACGGCGTGTCGCCTTGACTTTTCAGGGTATAGATGATACCCTTACAGGTATAACAATTAAATAAGATTAACTAACTACTAAAGAAAGGTACTCATTAAATGAATACACTAGAAAGAATACAGAAAGAGCAAGCAGAAAAGCGTGCTATCCAATCTATCAAGGACAAGGCTATTGTTGCCTCAATGTTTGCTAATACAAATCGTCCCCTAAACAATTCCTACCTACTAACGAAAGAAGAAAACTAATTATGACTATCACTTACTCAATTTGGCAAGGCTCTAAACTACTAAGCATTGACAACATAGCACATGAGGTCAAGGCTATTGACCACCTCATTGCATCACTCAACGATAGCGAACTAGGCAAGGTCAAGAAGTTCACCGCTAACATTCAAAAGATTGAGGCAGGTAAGTAAATGACTATTGAACTAAATGAATATGGTTTCATGCTTGACATGGGCGACTTTATCTACCTATCCCTATCATGGGCAATGCTATTGACTAGTGCAGTTATTTTTGCAGGGTACACAATTTACAAGCGAAAGAAGGCTACTAAATGACATCAGCAATGTACGCACACACATGCGAGACCTGTGGAGATACTGGCATTATTATTTTTGATGAGGGCGTCACACGCATAGACCCTTGCAAATGTTAAGGGTGGCACCAGTAGTGGGCATGCATCTTGTGTGCTCACTATTTTTTTTGTATTTATTTTCCTTATGTACGTATCATACAAAGATAAGAAATATTCAGATTTTAGGGAAAATGAAAATATATTCAGATTAGTGGTATAATCATACCTATGACTATATACGTAGATGGCTTTGAACGCTCTGGAAACACATTTTTAGGAGAGGCTATGGGTTGGACTCTTGAGACCAACGTAGTCACACTTAGATCACATAAGATCTCTAACTTGCAGGACAAGCTTGAAGAAGACATATTTGTTGTCCCAGTAAGAGACGCTCTTCCCACCTTGGTTTCTGCCAAGGTATACAGAGACTACCTATGTGACAATAACTTACAGGTAAATGATCGCACTGGAGATCCTGCGGAACTACTTGAAAGACTTACAGCATACATTGATTACCTATTAACTGACGAAGAAGTGTTTATTGCTCCATTTGACAATATTGTTGCAGACCATAATGCCGTTATTGATGTATTTGTAGCAAAGTATCCAACTTATTCAGTTGCTCGTAGATACACTGAAGACCAAGTTATTGCTAAAAATGAATTTACTCAAGAAGAAAAAGAAAACCCACATCTTGGCAATTTCCCTAGAGCTCTGGCTACAGCTGAAGTGTCGGATGCTCAAAGTATATTTTTAAACACATACGGAACACAGATACAGAGTCTTCAAAATAAAATTAATACTCTTTATCATAGATATGCTAACTACAACCAAGAATAGGATATAATAAACTATGACTGAAAATACATACGACGGACCAATGTGCTGTGCAGCTTGCACATGTACTAATGCACATAGCTCAGCTCCTGTTGAAGAATAATACTTTAAAATAAAAAGGGGTAATAAATGTCAATACTAGACAATCTTGAGTCTTATCTAGAATTTTACGATAAAGAACCAGTAAATCTGCAAACAAAAATTTTTTCAGAAACGGTATGTAAAGAATGTGAATCAAAACCCATGGTTAATATTGACAATATGGGCAGAGACACATCAATGTACTCTTAAGGGTAATTAGATCCATCGTGTAGCTCAACATCTGCAAATAACTCTGGATTTAAAACAACTGGGTTTTCCAGTGTTCCTCTAATAAATGTTGTTGAAAAATATCTAACTTTATCACCAATAACCTTTTTAGGTCCATGAAGTATATTCCCACCATGCATAACTAGTGATCTAGCTTTTGGCTTATAAACAATATCAATCTCTGGATATTCAATCTCTCCACCAAGGTAATCATCGTTGTAGTATATAACGATTCCATAACGAATATAGTGATCTAAATCTTTTAGCCAGTAATCTCTATGCTGCTGCATAGGTTCATGGTCTAAGCATCTTTGTAAGGCTGCTCCAGGAATGTACTCTGAGCTAGCATAAAGATTTTTTATATTGTTATCTATATCTTCAAAGACTTGTGGTTTTTCTCCACGATACTGTTTGCCATACCAGAACTCTAGCTTGTCTTGCTCAGACAAAATTTCCCACCATTGATCTTCTTCTAGCGAGTTACAAAAATCTAAGATTTCTTTTTGTTGTTCTAAAGTTACAAAATCTTCAATCTCATAAATATCAGGATAAAGACGATTAATCTTCAAATTTTTCTAGCTCCCACATACGGATATCAACAAAACCATGCATTGCAGCAAAAGCTGATTCTTGTGTTGGTGCTTCAACAACCATTCTTGCATTTTCTTCAATGTTTATTTCTGCGGTATATTCTTGCTTGGCATTTTCTAGGTATGTTTCCTTTACTATGCTAAGAATAGGCTTATAGTAATATTTAGGCAAGTAGGTTCGCCTCTTTCATTCTATCGTACATGTTTGAAAGCATGTAGGCCAAAGATTGTTGGCTTTGATCAATTGACTTTTCAATATCTTCTGTAGGCATTCCATTTTGTAAACAAATATTTCTGTTATCTTCATTAAGGCTATTTAGCATAAAAACAACAGTCTCTGTCTTCTTTTCTTCTTGATTCATTTTTTCACCTTTTCTGTACGGGACTTTAGTTTGTTCCAAAGTCGTTATTAATTTCCAATTTGGACGGTATACCAATGATATCACAAGATACAGTAGTCCACAACTGATGAGACATAGTAGGACGTATAGTAGCAGACATACCTGGTATCTCCATTACATATTTGTAGCCTTTGCCATGCTTAGATTCTTTCCTAGACCAATGCTCAAAACCATAATCAAGCTTTGTTGCTTCAAATACAAATAGGTAATAGGTTTTTATCTCATTTTTGGACGGTATAGATGACCAATCCTGGTCTGCTTTGGCTAAACACACATAGTAATCAGCATGAGTAGATGAAACACTCTCAACCATCTTTTCTAATGTTTCGTGTTTGCCAAGCCTAGATCCAGATATAACCAATGTAGCCTTCTCTGGGTCATATCTTCCTGACTTGACACTTATACTATGGCCAGTATCTAAAGTCATGTCTATGCTTACGCTATGGCTTCTATCGGGCTTCCAATCATTTGGCATACCGTTTTGATTTAGCGTATCGGATACAAGCTCTTCTAAAAACTCACTTGTACAAGGTAAACGATAGACAGAATGGTGGATTGCTAATTTTTCTAACAAACCACCAATTAAAGTATTCTTAATTTGATCACGCATATAGATTCCATTGTATCAGACATGCTTGGATGGTGTCAATCCAGATGTGTCTAAGAGATGGTTTGATATCTCTATTTCGGCGACGACTTTAAAGCAATTCATCTACTGGCGAAACTTAAAAACAGTACTTTGATTTTTTGTATCCACCCGCCGAACTTTATCTTAAATAATGATATAATAATATCACTATGACAATTCAAGACTGGGCTTCGTTAATTGTAGCAATTCTCACAATTGTCTCATCTATAGCTTTTGGAATCAAGTGGCTTGTTAAACACTACCTAAGCGAACTTAAGCCCAATGGAGGCTCAAGTGTAAAAGATCAAATTAATAGATTAGAAAGTGCTTTAGAGGATCAACGAATTGATTCTATTGAATCTAGAAATCGTCAAGAGTCTAAACTTGATGATATGTATAAAATTTTAATTGATCATATTGCTAAGACTAACAAGTAACCTAATTTTCCTATTTTCCTTTATATAAAATATATAAACTATCTTTTAAAAACCTTGTTTAGATATAGCTTTTTTCTTTATATATTTTAAGTATAGCATAGGGTTATTTTTACTAATGTGTATAAAATGGACATTTGGTATATTACTAATTATAACTTTTTGATAACAGTTCCAAATACCCTGGCCTTATAAAATTTTATTGTACGATATGTCCGTTTTGTCTACCTATATATAAATAATGTTATAATTTAACTCTGCTAGTACTCAGGTTCTAACCCACCCCACTGCGCCTGAGTGCTAGCTTTATTTTATGGTATAATCAATCATATGTGCACCCCAACAACAGAGAAGCTAGGAGCCACACCAGCTAATATTCAATGGACAGTTGTGCGTGGGGACTCTTCTACTCTTGCTGTTCAATTCCTTCAAGACGATGAGGTTACTGGATGGAATATTAGCACTTGGGCATTTTCATCTACTGCCTACGACTCTACTGGTGATATTCTTGATGAGCTTAAAGTAACTGTTTCTGGCCATACCGCAACAATTTTTATTTCATCAGACATTACACAAAATTGGGGAAGCAAATATACTTCAGTTGTAGCTGAGCTACCGTTTGATTTACAGGCAACAATTCCAAAAGCTCAAGGAGAAACAGAGAATACTGTTTGGACTCCAGTGATTGGATCAATTTGTGTGCTTGGTGATATTACTCCAGGAGGCCTATAGTGCCAGTTGTAAAAGCTAGTGTTCAAACAACAAAAATGCCTCCAATTATTAAAATTGGGACAAAGGTATTTAAGGTTAAGAAATAGGAATTAAGCCATGGCAAAAAGCATGGAATTTCCAGGTAAAGCAAAAAAATATTCAGATAATGTTAGTCAACCATACGAGTTAGAGCAACCACTTTCATATGTAGCAGTACCTGGAGCCCAAGGAGAAAGAGGGCCAAAAGGCGATAGCGGAGATACTGGACCACAAGGTAACCCAGGACCTCAAGGAGAGCCTGGAAAGCCTGGAAAAGATGGCAGAGACGGAAAACCAGGAGAAAGCAGCTTATCTTCATCAGGTCAAAAATCTGGTTGGGCACTATACACAAATAAAGATCAGAAAAATATTATTTTGGGTGCTACCAAAGGAAATGATGGTTGGGTTGGATTTAGTTTTGACTGTAAGGGCAAGAACAATGAGCAATACTTACCAGAAAATAGCGTTTCTTTATACAATGCAGAGTCACAAAAAATAAACTTAACAGCATTAAAAGTTGGCTCAATTGTTACAGTTCGTTATGATGTAGTTTTGACCACATTTACCAACAATACAGAGGTTTGGTTTAAGACATATATCCCAGACTTAGACGTTGGACCAACAACCTTTGCTGCAAACCTAAAATATCAGTTCTCATATGACATTTCTCTGGAGCATACCTTTGTTGTAGAAAATGATATGGTCAGAAATTACGGAGCTTTTCCACAAATATTGACAGATAACGATGCTTTAATGGTCGCTAAAAATATGTATATATTTGTTAGATAAAATATCAAAAAGTGTATAATCTTGTGGTACAATTACTGCTATGAGTCCTAAATCCCCTGGTGTAGTTGAGTCACAAAGCAAGTCAGCACCACTACCACCAACTATTGGGACCGCTACAGATGTTGGCGGAAACCTAGACTACAACGCTGGACAGGTATCAGTAACTTTTACAGCTCCATCATTTGATGGTAAGCTACCAATAACATCATATACTGTTACATCTTCAGGAGGACAAACACAGTCTGGTTCTGGATCACCTATTGTTGTTACAGGGTTAAATACAGCTCCAGCATCATCTTATACTTTTACGGTTACCGCAACAAATGCAGCAGGAACATCAGGAGCATCTTCAGCATCTAACGCTGTTGCTCCATCTGCAAAACCACAAGCTCCAACTATTGGAACAGCCTCTGGAGGAACTTCTGGTGTTGTCTCAGTTCCATTTACAGCAAACAATAATGGAAATAAAACAGTAACAGTTTTTACAGCAACATCAAGTTCTGGAAGAACAGCAACTAGCGCTTCATCACCAATTGGAATTACAGAGGTTGCAGCTGGAACTTATACTTATACTGTTACCGCAACAAATGCAAATGGAACTTCTCCTGCATCTGGTGCATCTAATCAGGTTGTTTCTACATTTGGTCCTTTCTTCCCACCGTTCTTTCCGTTCTTCCCGTTCTTCCCATTCTTCCCTCCTTTCTTCCCTCCTTTCTTCCCATTCTTCCCACCGTTCTTCCCACCATTCTTCCCACCGTTCTTCCCTCCATTCTTCCCACCGTTCTTCCCATTCTTCCCTCCATTCTTCCCACCTTTCTTTCCTCCATTCTTCCCATTCTTCCCTCCATTCTTCCCGTTCTTCCCTCCATTCTTCCCGTTCTTCCCGTTCTTCCCAGGATTTGCTCCACCGTTCTTCCCAGGATTTGGACCTTCCTTCCCATTCTTCCCACCTTCATTCGGTCCATTCTTCCCAGGATTCGGATCACCTGGTGGCGGATACTTCACCTAATATATAAAGATAGCCTAGGGTTTGTTTAAAAAACATTCTCTAGGCTATTTTTTTTTATAATTTTGTAATTATTTTTAACTATGCTATAATTAAATTAAAACGAGTAGGGGTATATAAATGTACGAGCATGATGAAAATGAAAACCCATGGTTTACTAAAGATAGATCAGAAACGGTTTCTAATAGAGTTCCAGAAAGATTACTAGATAATGGTTTCTCTGTTGAGAACCTTGCTTTAGGGCTACATGTTTATAAGAACACATTTTCTTTAGACGATGCTAATAGATACATAAACACTCTAGAGTCTAACCTTGGAACTGAAAAAGTTTATAAGTGGTCTGATGCAACAGTTACAAATTCAGCAAAGCCAATTAAAAAAGCAAGAGACTGTGTTGACTTTAAATATAAGCAAGAAAATCTGGGACCAAGAAACAAAGATAACGCAGAATTAATAGATTTACATGAAGAGATATATCAAAAGTTAAAATATTGCATAGACGATTATGCTAAATATTGGGGAATTAGCGTGGTATATTATGAAGCGTTTAACTTTGTTAAGTATGAAGGAGAAGGAACACACTTTAACATACATGCCGATCACGGTCCAAAATATAATTGCACAGTTTCTGCTGTTATTTACATTAACGATGATTATGAGGGTGGAGACCTAAAGTTCCCAAGATTAGATAACCTGGTGTACAAACCAAGAGTAGGAGACATGGCTATATTCCCATCAAATTATATATACGAGCATGCCTCTCTCCCAATGGTGTCAGGAACAAAATATTGCGTAGTTGTTATGACAGATATAAATGAATTAGGACATAGGGAATAAAGGTGTTGTCAAATACTATAATTTTTAGATCATTTAGGCCGTGGTTAAATAAAAACAGCAAGTCTGTTCCAACACCAATGCAAGATACTATTCCAGAGTGGTATAAAAAAGCAGATAGGTTTGCAAAAAAAATTAATGGTGAGTATTATGACGCAACAGAAGCAGTTTGCCCTTTTCCAAAAGAAGGAACTGTAGATGATTATGGAAAAATTCCTACATGGAAAGCATGTCCTGCAATCATGGATGGATTTTCAACAGGTTATGTGTTAAAAACTCCATGTGATCTTACATTTTTTAAAAACGCATATGGGATGATAGATGTTAAAGTTGAAGATGAAAAATATAAAGATTTTTGTATGCAAAGAGCAGCAATGCAACAGTTTGAACAGCCAAAAGGATACCATAGTATTCACTTTGCCTGGTTTTCTGACTGGGGCTTGCAGCTACCAGAAGGATATAGTGCTCTTTTTATGAATCCAATGAATAGGTTTGATTTACCATTTTTAAATACAACTGGAATTGTTGATAATGATAATGTTCATCAACTTGGAACGTTTCCGTTTTTCATTAGAAAAGATTGGGAAGGAACTTTACCAGCAGGAACACCATACATGCAGATACTACCATTTAAAAGAGAAAACTGGGAGCATAAAATAGAAATTTTAGATCCACAAACAATATATAAAGAAAGAACAGAAAACGTAAAGTTTTATCGTCAACCAGACGGCGGTATATATAAAAATAAAGTTTGGTCTAGAAGAGAATACAAATAAGGAGCAATCATGCAAACATGGACAGAAAAAATTAACTTGGGCAATGGAATTACATGCTATAAGGGAGTAATAAAAAAAGAGTTTGATGTAATCAATAGACTTGAAAAAAACCTTGGCTCTGTTGCTCCGTACGAAGCTTTATCTCCAGAAGGCAAATATCTTCACTGGATGCCAGCATACGTTGGATACCAGCAGTTAATGCCAGAATACAGAGACTGTGTTGATTTTAAGTTTAAAAAGACAGACATAGAGCGAGACACAAGTCCAGAATCTTTAGAATTGCAAGCACTTTGGCAAGATGTTTATGATGCACAGTCTGCAGCAGTAGATGATTATAGAAAAGATTACAATATCATGGACCTAAAGTATTGGGAAGCCTTTAACTTTATTAAGTACGGTCCAGGTCAACATTTTCAAGAACACCATGATCATGGTTTTTCTTATAACTGTACAGTGTCTCTTGTTGCTTATGTAAACGATGACTATGAAGGCGGAGAGCTTTATTTTAGATTGCAAAACTTAAATATAAAGCCAGATGCTGGCGACTTGTTGATTTTTCCATCAAACTTTATGTATCCACATAGAGCTATGCCAGTTCACAGTGGAACAAAGTACTCTATTGTAACAATGCTTGATTATAATAAAAAGTTTCATACTCAAGATATGTACGTGGCAGACTAACAATAATGATAAACATATCTGTTGAAAGATTTCAAGACTCAAAAATTATTATTGCCCCAATGTCAATAAAAAGAGATTGGATGGACGTAACTCCAGAAAAGCATGCATACAGATGCTTTCCAGTTACTCAAGCAAATATGATTGGTTGGAATCTTTCATGCAGCCAAGATATTAAGTTTATTTGGAACGGTATAAACGACACAAGCTCTGAAAATATTAAGATTTTAGAAGGGTCAGAAGTAACATATACTGGAAGAGGTCAGTCTACTGTAAGCGTACATACAGGGCTAACATTTAGGTCTGAACAAACCATAAGTATGTTTACAATTAATCCAGTTAACTATTTCAGTGAAGATTTTGAAACAATGTCATCACTGATTTCTACATCCTGGCTAGATACTGGATTTCCCCTTGCAATCAAAGCACGTCGTGCTAATGAAGAGATAACCATAAAAGCTGGAACCCCTCTTGCTACAATAATTCCAATTTCTTTGACTAATCTAGACAACAGTATGATTGAAATAGTTGATTATTCAGATGTAGATCGCAAACGACAAATGGCTCATAAGGCATATGGAGAAGCTGCACAAGAAATTAATAAAACTGGTCAGTGGACTGACTGGTATAGGGATGCAATAAATGAAAAAGGAGAGAGTGTTGGCTCTCATGAAACTAAGGTTTTAAGGCTTTATGTAAAAGACAATACACAAAATAAAGGAAATGGTATAATCTAATTATGATAAATAACATAGACGCTTCTGTTGTAGTTAGAAAAGCCTCACTTACCCCTTCTGGTTGGTTTGGAGATAGCAAAGACATGATTGTTGAGCTAGAAAATTTTATGACTCAAGAAGAGATAGATTTTTTAGAAAAGGCTGCAAAGTCTTTAACTATTTGGGATGTTACACAAAGTCATGTAAATGAAAATGGCACTGTAGTATATGACTCTGACTATTGGAAAGATAGAGTCGCAACCCAACCAACTCTAGATAAAAATGATCCAACAATTGCACCAGTAATTGCAGGATTGTTTCAAAGACTAAAGCCAATTGTAGAAGAGTTTTATAAGGTAAGGGTAACACCAACTGGAACAACTATAGTCAAGTGGCTTCCAGGACAATTTCAAAAACCACATGCAGATAAAGAGCTTCATGAAGGTCCAGATGCTGGATTGCCAAATGATTTTCCTCAATATGATTTATCAAGTCTGTTTTATTTAAATGATGATTATGAAGGTGGAGAATTATACTTTCCACTACAAGGTGTACAGTTTAAACCTAAAAAGGGAGCTGCATATTTTTTCCCAGGCGACAAAAACTATATTCACGGAGTTACTGAAATAAAAAGTGGCCTTAGATTTACTTGCCCATTTTTCTGGGAAATTACAGAGCACACTGGAGATAGGAAACCTTAAATGACTACAAGAAATCTTGAATCGGTAGAGATATATCCTAATATTCGTGTCTATAAAAACATGTTTAAGGACATTTCAAAATCCTACAAGATTTTAACTGATTCATTAGTTGAGTCAGAAGATACAATTTTTAATCCTTGGACTCAATGGTCTCATTTTGGAGAGTATATGAATCCAATAACACCCTCTTTTTCTGAATCTGATAAGTATGCTAATATAAAAGATATAGTGACAAAAACAGAAAAACAAGAAGAACAAAAAAACTTTGCTATAGAGGTTATGGAAAACTTTTATTTAGTAACAGAAGACTATGCTAAAAGATATAACATTGATATAAATTTAAATGAAAACTCCATTGAAGATTCTGGTAATACACTGAAAACATGGAAATGGGCAGGTGGCTCAATAGGAAAGTATAATATAAGCGATAAAGATTCAACATTTGGTATGAACTACCATTCAGACTATATAAGAGAACGGGGTTCTGCACCAGGATACAAGTTTATAATAACATGTACAATTTATTTTAATGACGACTATGAGGGTGGAGAGGTTGATTTTGCAATGGGGGATAAACTTGTTAAGTATAAGCCAGAAGCTGGAGATCTTTTAGTTTTTCCATCAGGACACCCAGACTATTTGACGGAAGAAGGAAAGCCATACCTTCATGGAGTTATGCCATCATACAATAAAAATAAATTTTTATCAAGAATGTATTGGCAAAAATATCAAAAGGGTACAGATGAATGGTATGAAAAAGAAGCAGAATTTGGCAAAGAGGTCTGGGCAAAAATGCAGCCAGAATTAGAAGAGCAGTTTAGAAAAAATCATCCTCAAAGAGACATTATAGAAAATGGAGTAAGAGTAATATGAATCTAAACAATAAAAATAGAATAACTAAAGACATAGTTGTCTATGAAAACTTTATTGATGCAGATACTGCTGCAAAACTTGTAAAGGTTTTAGATAAGCATGCAGAACTTGGATTGATTACGTGGATGCCAATATCTTTCTACGAGTCTTACTCTTCAGTACTCCCACAAGACAATGATGATCATGTAGAAAATGAAGGATTGCCAAGCGATATATTCTCACAAATGAAACAGGGAATTATTGAAGCCGTTGCAAGCGTCCATGACCTTGACCCAAAGATAATTTCTCAAATTGGATATCATACTCAAAAATGGGAGCCAGGAGCATATGCAAGAAAACATTCTGATAACACAGATGAACACGGTCATTCTGGTGCTTTTACAAGAAGCAGATATGCAGCCTTTTTATACTTAAACGATGACTTTGAGGGAGGAATGTTGCAGTTCCCAGATCAAGATATAAGTCTAAAGCCTAAAGTTGGAATGCTCGCTGCATTTGACGGGGGATTTAATAATATGCACGAAGTAACTCTTATAACTAGTGGAGTTAGATACACCATAGGTTCATTCTGGGATGACCGTGAAGAAGATGCTTATCCTCAAGAACTGAGAGATGCGTGGGCTGAAGAAATGAAAGCTACCAGAGCACAACAAGAAATTGAAAGAGCAGAATGGCAAGATACATTAAAGGATGGGTATAAAATAGATCTAGATGGTAACAAGTATAGAGTTGAGGAGCTAGAAAAAAATGTCTAATTTTTTAGAAAAAGAACTAAAAGAAAATGGCTTTAAGGTTACAGAGATTATTCCAGATCTTTTACTTGTTGAAGACTACCTATCTAAAGAGGAGTTAGACCACGTACTTGATATTATACACAGAACACCAGAAAGTGACTGGTACATAGAATACTTGTCAAACCTAAAAAGATTTTGTTTAGAAAAGTTTGGAAGAGATGATGTGGATAATTTAGTTGCTGAAGGTAAGTTTGAAATAACCCAAGGCTGGGAAGACAAAAACTTAAATATACACTTAGAGCCAATCTATAAAACAATATATCAGAGACTTGATAAGCTAGTTTTAGAAGCAGACATCTCATTAAACTTAAGTGGATTTGCAACAATACAAAGAATGCAAAAGGGTGTTGAGCTAAAATCTCATACAGACCAACACACAGACCCATCAATTAGATATGCTGCCATTTTATACTTAAATGATAATTACAGCAATGGAGAGCTTTTTTTTGAAAAGAAAGGTATAGATTTAAGACCAAAACCAGGATCGCTTTTAATTTTTCCAGGAAATGAAGAATTTGAACATGGAGTCAGACATGTTGGAGAAGGTGCAATAAGATATGTTCTTGTTGGTTTTATTAAAGTAACAGATTTTTATAAGAATAACAAATACTAGGGGGAACAAGTGAACGTAGAAAAATTAGATCCAAAAACCTATTACTACACCGATGCTATTGAAGACTTTGATACCTTTAAAAAGGTTTGGAAAGAGCTGGACACACTTGAGCAATACGCAGAGTCTGGTGTAAATGTTTGGAACCCCTGGACATCTTCTAATGATAAAACTTTTATTTACGGGGAGACAAAAACTTTTGACATTAACGCAATAAATAATCTTAGTGGGGAAGTGGCGGAAAAAAGTAAATATATTTACGATGCTATTATGACTACAATGTACAACGTCTGCAAAGACTATGCGTCTTCTTTGGGAGATTTTGATGAGCCAAGACTTTTTCCAACATTTAATATAAAAAAGTATAACACTGGCATGGGTATGGGAGCACACTTTGATCAGCTAGATGGAGATCAAACACTAAGGTATTCTTTAGTTATGTATCTTAATGATGACTGTGATGGTGGAGAAATCTCATTCCAGTTAAAAGATTACAATGGTGGTTGGACAAGCTCTGATGGATGGGTTAAGGGCGCTCCCCACGTAGATCTAGACTATGACATTGCCCTTGCAGATAAAGCAATAGATTTTGGGTTAAAGCCTAAAGCAAACAGCGTTGTTATATTCCCAGCATATGCTCCATACTTTCATACAGCTCACATTGTAAAGTCTGGATTTAAATACATGGTTCCAGGTCATTGGATACATAATCATATGGATATGTACACTCAAAACCCAAACAATGGCAGCATGTAATGAATAGACAAATACTTGAAAAAAACATATATTACTATACAAATGCAATTCCTGACCCAAAGAAGTTTATAGAAATTCTTGAATCTACCGAAAGCAAAGATTATGGAAATTCTTTAACTAAGTGGGATGAATGGACAACTTGTAGTGGACAAATGTACTTGTATGGATCGCAAAAAACTATTATGCCATCTGATTTAGAAAAAATGGCAGATAAAGATATAAGTCCCGTAAGCTATATATATAATACAATTACTGATTTATTTTATAATATATGCAAAGACTATGCTGTTTCAAAGGGAGATATGGATGAGCCAATGATTCTGCCAGCTTTTGATATTAAAAAGTATAGACCTGGAACTCATATGGGAGCACACTTTGATCAGCAAGAGGGAGATTCTAGGCTTAGATATTCTTTGGTATTTTATTTAAATGATGACTACGAGGGTGGAGAGTTATCATTTACAATAAAATCTCCAGATGGCCCAATTATTCAGGGTACACCGTTTGAAGACTATGTTCTATCAAAAGAAACAGATAGAATTACTTTAGGAATTAAACCAGAAGCTGGTAGTGTAATAATATTTCCTTCTTCAGCCCCGTATCATCATACTGCCCACTTAGTAAAGTCTGGATTTAAGTATATGATACCAATGCACTGGTATAACGATTTATCTGGCGGTACACAGCCTACGGATAACAGATGAAAACAGCAATAGTTACAGGCGCCAGCAAAGGTGTTGGATATGCCACAGTAAAGCTTTTATCTGAAAGTGGCTACAAGGTTATAGCTGTTTCAAGAAATTTGTCAAAAGTAAATGACTTAATTTCAGATAATGTTGAAACATATAAAATGGACATTACAAATCCAAACGAAATTAAAGCTTTCTTTGAAAAATATAAAGATATAACTCTTGACCTTTTAGTAAATAATGCTGGTGGCGGTTCAGGACCAACAATGCTTATTAATGAAACAATGGACAACTTTAGAATAGCCTATGAAATAAATGTATCTGGACCAATGTATCTTTCTCAGCTTTTTGTTCCCTGCATGCAGAAGTCTAAATCTCCAACGATTATATTTGTTAGCTCCTTAGGCGGTAAGGTTCCATACCGTAGTGGTGGAAATTATATAAATGCTAAAAGAGGAATGATGGCTTTAGTTGATACTATGAGGCTAGAGTTCCCTGCATATGGAATTAAGGTTACTGAGATATGTCCAGGAACCATTGACACACAAGAAGAAAAACGTGAAATAGCATTGACTGCTGAAGATCTTGCAGAGTCAATTAGATGGGTCTCAGAGCTTCCAAGCCACTTTAACATTAATCATATTGAAATGAATCACATCAGTAGTAGTAAATTTGGCTAATACTAGGCAGGAAACCTTGTCATCCAAACCTTAGTCTTTGGCGTTATTCCATGCCAAGCAGACCAGTCTTTTCCACCATTACTCATATGATAGGCTACCTGTGCATTAATAACAGGGTTTAACAATTCACTGTTAAAGTTAATGCCAAACTTTTCCTTGCGATCTTCTTTTAGGATTCCAATCATGTTTATCTGGAATATACCGTAAGAGTTGTCGCCAGTCTTTTCATTACCATTAAAAGCCATTGGACGGCCATTAGACTCTTTTTTAGCTACCGCCCAAGCCTTCACAAGGCCTTCACCACGAAAGCCAACTGCGTACAATAATTGCTTTAATTGGGCATCTGTAAGGCTAGTAGCATCTTGATACTTATACAAAACATCAAGGTTCTTTTTTACGCTGACTAAACTTTTAGGCTTAGAAACCAAAAAAACCGCCTTGGCGGTTAAAGCTTCAAAAACTGCTGGTTTACTCAGATTATTTTCGGTATTTATAGCATTGGCAGCATTGCTAAAGGGCGCAACCAAACCAAGTAGTGCAAGGATTCCAATCCAAACCTTCTTATCTCTTCTCATAATAATAACCTCCTAGAGACTAAAGATGCTACCAGTTGGTAGCACTATACAAGTATAGCATTCAAATTACCCAAAAAGCAAGTTTTTGTGATATTTATTTAAATTATTTTAAATGCTGTAATTTCTTATTTTCATCGTGGTATAATATAAAAATGGCTACATATAGAGGACAAGCGTCTACATACGATATTGGAGAAGCCCCACCATTTGTTAATTGGACATTTGTTAGAGGGGATACCTCATCATTTAAGGTTTATCTAACAGATGATGCTAAACTACCACTAAATATTCCAGACTGGCGGATCTCTATGCAAATTAAGCGTCCAGCAGCTCCAGTTGTTTCTGGTGTAATTACAGATAATGCAGCTTTACTTTATACTCTGGTTCCTTTTCAAGATGCAAATGATTTAATTGGAGAATTTACTGTTTCATTAACAGCAGCACAAACCCTTACTCTTAATACAAATGATATTTTTGATATTGAGGTTTCTTTACCACAAGATGCAATAGTTTGGACGGTAGCTCAAGGCAAACTTATTGTCCTTGAAGATGTGACTGCATAATGGCCTCTGTTCAAATTTATGAAGATAGACCAGTAAAAACAAAGTTAATAGAGTCAGACTTTTCTATAAAATCATCAATTACTGCTACACCAAACATTTCTGTAGTTAGATCTGTACTTCCTTTTAGAATTAGGTTTACAGCCATTCGTATTGAAGGTGCTGGACCTAACTCTTTTGTACCTATTCCGCTTCAGATTATTGGTTTTAGTAACTATATACTTTAATATAAATATGATATAATGGGCATATGTCCAGACTACCGCTTAGCACAGTAAAAACTACATTTCAAACAGGTGACCGTCCATCACAAACGGATTACGAAAACCTAATTGATTCAACAGCAGCACAGGCAACAGACCTAGGTACTTCTGGAAATAATGAAAATACTATTTCAGATATTCAGAATGCAACAGTAATTGATAACTTTGACGCTACTGTCTGGAGAATGGTAAAGTATTTAATCTCCATAAAGAAGACATCTGCTGGAGATAATAAATTTTATGCAACAGAACTAACAATACTTGTTGACGGTACAAATGTAAACGTCAGCGAATATGGAACAATAGACAACGATGGGAACATTGGCACCATTAGCGTCTCTAGGGTGGCGGATACAGTAAATATTTCTGTAACGCCAGTGGTGGGTATTACGCCTATAACCGTACGATTTGCTCGTATGGGTTTAAAGGCTTAACCAACAAGGAGATAAGAAATGGCAACAGTAAATAAAGACTTTAAGGTAAAGAATGGGCTGATTGTTGAAGGCTTAACAGCTACAGTCAACAATTTTGACATTCTTACAAAGAAGCAAGCAGATCAAGACTACATAGTTAGTCTTATCGGCGGTACATCAACATCTGCTAACACTGCAAACACAGTTGTAAAGCGTGATGCTTCAGGAAACTTTGCTGCAGGAACAATTACAGCAAACGTAACAGGTACAGTATCAAGCCTTTCAAACCATGATACTGCAGATCTTGCAGAAGGTACAAACCTTTACTTCACAGATGAAAGAGCACAAGATGCTATTGGAAACAATCTTGGAACTGGTCTTTCATACAATGACTCAACAGGCGCAGTATCTGTAACAGCAAACACTTATGATGGATACGGTGCAGCAGCAGCTGCACAATCTGCAGCAGCCTCAGATGCAACCAGCAAGGTAGCAGCAGAAGCAGCTCTTAGAGTCTCAGGAGATGCAGCTTCAGTTTCAACAGCAGCAGCTGACGCAACATCTAAGGTATCTGCAGAAGCAGCTCTAAGAGTTTCTGGTGATGCAGCCTCCGTAGCAACCGCAGCCTCAGACGCAACTTCAAAGGCTAACGCTGCACAGGCAGCAGCTATCTCAGCAGCAGCTACAGCACTTACAAATCACGAAGCAGACACCACAAATGTTCACGGCATTGCAGACACTTCTCTTCTGGCAACTACTGCAAATGTAGCAACAGCTAAAACAGAAGCAATTGCTGCAGCAGCATCAGCAAGTACATCAGCAATCTCAGCAGCAATTGCAACAGAGGTTACAGATCGTAATGCAGCAATTACTACTGCAGTTAATTCAGTTGTAGATGGCGCACCAGCACTTCTTAATACATTAAATGAATTAGCAGCAGCAATTAATGACGATGCTAATTACACAACAACTATTACAACAGCTTTAGGCACAAAGGCACCACTTGCTTCACCAGCATTGACTGGCGTACCTACAGCCCCAACAGCAGCAGCAGACACAAGTACAACTCAGATTGCTACAACAGCATTCGCTAAGGCAGAAGCAGACGCTGCACAATCAGCAGCAGAAGCAACTGCATCAGCAGACGCTACTTCAAAGGCAAACGCTGCACAATCTGCAGCCACAACCGCAGCAGCAACTGATGCTACTTCAAAGGCTAACGCAGCTCAAGCAGCAGCTATCTCAGCAGCAGCAACAGATGCAACAACTAAGGCCAACAATGCCAAGTCAGGTGCAGAAGCAACTGCAGCATCAGCGCTTTCTTCACATGAATCAGATACAACAAATATTCATGGAATTGCAGATACTTCACTTCTAGCAACTACAGCTAATGTATCAACAGCAGTTTCAACTGCAGCATCAGATGCAACATCAAAGGCTAATGCTGCACAAGCAGCTGCAATTGCATATGCAGATGCACTTACAACATCTGATGTAGCAGAAGGATCAAGCCTTTACCATACAACAGCTCGTGCTAAGTCAGCAGCAGCAGATCTTTTGACTGGTGCAACACTTACAAATATCACAATTACTGGTTCAGGTTCAGGTCTTGTTATTACCGCAGAAAACGGTGTAGCAGACTCTACAACAACTAACCTTGCAGAAGGTACAAATCTTTACTTCACAAATGCTCGTGCAGTAACTGCTCTTGAAGCAGTTGTTCCAAACTTTACAGAAGTAGACATTAACGCTCTTGCAACTCAGGTAGCTGCAACAATTTCTGTACCAACAGCAAGTGCTTCAAACGTAGCATACGCTTTTGCTAAGGCAGATTATCGTTCAGCAGAGTTCTTGGTTAAGACTGCTTATGGAGTTCATACAGAAATATCAAAGGTTCTTTTGACACTTGATACAGCTGACAATATTGCAATAACAGAGTACGGAACAATTGGAACAAATGGTTCAGCAATGACTATATCAGCAGGCGTCAGCGGATCAAATGTACAACTTCTAGTAACTACTGCTAATAATTCCTCAACAGTCACTGTTGTCGGAACACTACTAAAGTAATCTAACAAAGGAGAAGCCAAGTGTCAACGGTTAATAAAGATTTTAAAGTAAAGAATGGCATAATCGTTGGCCTTGGTGGATCTTTTGGCGGTGCAGTAACAGTAGGAACACCTACTATTGCAACACATGCAGCAACTAAGGCATATGTAGATGCTGCAACAGGATCTATGGCGGTATCATCAACACCACCAGCAAGTCCAACAAGCGGACAGCTATACTATGACACTGTTTATAACAGAGTACATGTTTATTACAATGGTCAGTGGGCTGCTTTAGCAAATATGGCAGATGCAGAATTATTACAAGAGCATATTCACGATACATCTATTGATGGAAACGGAATGCTTGCAAGTATATTCATTGAGGGTGGATCATATGACACAGTGGGAGCATTAATAGAAACTGGTGCATACAATACTACTGTATTCACAGAAACGTGGGATGGCGGAAGTTCAATTGATAACTTCAGTTAAAATCTGTTATAATATTACTACTGATACCTGGAGGAGCAAGTAAATGGCAACAAGAATGCAACAGCGTAGAGGCACTGCAGCGCAGTGGATCTCTACAAATAGCGGAAATGGTCCAATCCTAGCAATAGGTGAAATTGGCTATGAGTCAGACACAAATAAATTTAAAATTGGTGATGGAGTAAACCACTGGTTAAACCTACCATACTTCGTTGACCTTGCTACAACTATTGCTGGAGCACCAGGACTCCTTAACTCTCTTGATGAACTGGCAGCAGCCATTGGCGATGATCCAGCTTTCTTTACAACAGTTGCCACAAACCTTTCTAACCACCAAGCAGATACAACAGCCATTCATGGTATTGCGGATACTTCACTTTTAGTTACAACAACAGGTACACAAACACTAACCAACAAGACTATTACTTCTCCAGTAGGATTAGTAAAGGCAGATGTTGGTCTTGGATCTGTAGACAACACTTCAGATACTAACAAGCCAGTGTCAACTGCTCAGGCTACAGCAATAGCAACTGCTAAGTCAGAGGCTATTACAGCAGCAGGAACTGATGCTACCACAAAGGCCACAGCAGCCAGAGATGCAGCAATTACATCAGCAACAAATTATACAGATGCTGCTGTAGCAAGTATTATTGACACAGCACCTGCAGCACTTAATACTCTTAATGAGCTAGCAGCAGCAATTAATGATGATGCATCATATGCAGCAACAATGACTGCTTCTCTTGCAACAAAGGCAAGTACATCTTATGTTGATGCACAAATTACAAGCACATTAAACACTGCTGGAGGAAATTTATCAACTCACGCATCAGATACAACAGGTATCCATGGTATTGAAGATACTGCACAGCTTGCAACACAATCACTTGTTTCTACATCAATTGCAACAGCAATATCACCACTTGCTACAACAGCAGCAACTGCTTCAGCAATTAGCGCAGCAGTTACAACACACTCTGATGATACAACATCAGTACACGGAATTGCAGACACAGCAGCACTTGCTACAACAGCAGCAACTGCTTCAGCAATTAGCTCAGCAGTTTCAACACATAATTCAGATACAACAGATGTCCACGGTATTGCAAATACTGCACTACTAGCTACAACTACTTATGTTGATGCTCAAGACAACATAGTTAGAACTGATGCAGCAACAGCTGCAGCAGCACTATTAACTGGAGCTACAAAGACTAATATTACTATTACAGGCAACAAGGATGGCTTAGTAATAACTGCCGAAAACGGCGTATCTGATTCAACAACAGACAACCTTACAGAAGGATCAAACAACAAGTACTTTACAGATGAAAGAGCACAGGATGCTATTGGAAATGCTGTAGGTACAGGATTGTCATACAACGATGCAACTGGAGAAATTTCTGTAAATACAACAGCAATTCAGGCTAAGGTAGCAAACGTTGATGATACAGAAATTGGTTACTTAAATGGCGTAACATCATCAATTCAAACACAGATTGATACTAAGGCAGCACTAGTTTCACCAACATTTACTGGTACAGTATCAGGAATTACAAAGGCTATGGTTGGACTTGGATCTGTTGATAACACAGCAGATACAGCTAAGCCAGTATCTACAGCAACTCAGACAGCTTTAGATTTAAAGGCACCAATTGCTAGCCCAACATTTACTGGTACAGTTTCTGGTATAACAAAGTCTATGGTTGGGCTAGGGTCTGTTGATAATACAGCTGATTCAGCTAAGCCAGTCTCAACAGCAACCCAGACAGCTCTAGATCTAAAAGCACCACTAGCGTCACCAGCACTTACAGGAACTCCTACAGCTCCTACAGCAGCAGCTGGTACAAATACCACACAGGTTGCAACTACAGCATTCGTAGGAACAGCTGTTTCAAATCTTGTAGCATCAGCACCAGCAGCACTTGACACTCTTAACGAGTTAGCAACTGCTCTTGGAAATGACGCATCATTCTCAACAACAATTACAAATGCACTTGCAGCTAAGGCTCCACTTGCTTCACCAACATTCACTGGTACTGTGTCTGGTATAACAAAGTCAATGGTTGGTCTAGGTTCAGTTGACAACACAGCAGATACAGCAAAGCCAATATCAACTGCTACACAAACAGCACTTGATCTTAAGCTCGCTTCAGCAACTGCAGCATCAACTTATGCCCCACTTGCTTCACCAACATTTACAGGTACAGCAACAATTCCTACACTAACACTTACAAACCCACTTACAGCTGCTAACGGCGGTACTGGACTATCAAGTCTTGGAACTGGAGTAGCAACATTCCTTGCAACTCCAACATCTGCTAACTTTGCAGCAATGATTACAAATGAAGATGGATCTGGTAACGTTGTTCTTTCAGAAATTGCTACTAGTGCACAGACAGCATCATACACTCTAGTTTTGGCTGACAGAGGAAAGTTAGTTGAAATGAATGTTGGTTCTGCAAACACACTTACAGTACCACTAAACTCATCAGTCGCATACCCAGTAGGAACTCAGATTGATATACTACAGGTTGGTTCAGGACAAACAACAGTAGCAGCTACTGCAGGAGTAACAGTTAATGCTACTCCAGGACTTAAGATTAGAGCACAATGGGGTGGAGCAACACTTATCAAGCGTGCTGAAAATACTTGGGTATTAATCGGAGACTTAACAGCTTAGTACTTATAAAAAAATAGAGTACTAACTCTATACTAAAGATTTACACGCTCTTTATGAGCGTGTTTTTCTTTTTAAAGTATGTTATACTTAGGTACTGCTTTAGAAAACATAAAGCACTCCGTTAATTTTACTTTGAAAGGTACATAAAAATGTTAGAGAGCGTATTTTCATTTCGTTTATCAGAAGATTTTGTAAATAAATATCAATTTACTCCAGCCCCATTTGGATTTTCAGATGCAGGGTCAAACTCATTAGGAGAAATAACGTTTATTCGTACATATTCTCGTGTTAAAGAAGACGGAACAAAAGAACGATGGCATGAGGTTTGTCGTCGTGTAATTGAGGGTATGTATTCAGTTCAAAAAAATCATGCTAAAGATAATCGTTTACCATGGAATGATAACAAAGCACAGAAGTCTGCACAGGAAGCCTTTCAAAGAATGTTTGAATTAAAGTGGACTCCCCCAGGTCGTGGTCTTTGGGCATTTGGTACACCAATGACTATGGAGAAGCGTAACTCTTCATCCCTACAAAATTGTGCAATGGTTTCAACTAGAGACCTTGATCGCAATGATCCTGGTGCATTATTTGCTTGGGTAATGGATGCATTAATGCTGGGTATTGGAGTTGGATTTGATACCCTTGGACAAGACAAAAAAATGTCAATCTATGCACCTACAGAGCCAGAGTCAACCTATGAAATTCCTGATACTCGTGAAGGATGGGTTGAATCAGTTCGTATGTTGATTAATTCATTCCTACGCCAGAATCAATCAATTCAGCTTTTCAACTATGACCTAATCCGTCCTCTAGGTGCCCCTATTAAGGGCTTTGGAGGCGTTGCAAGCGGTCCAGCACCACTTATTGATCTCCATACACGCATTCGCAATGTAATTGGTTCTAGAGCAGGAGAGTTCTTAGACAGCCGTGCTATTGTTGATATTATTAATCTTATTGGTACCTGTGTGGTATCAGGAAATGTTCGTCGTTCTGCTACTCTTGCACTTGGTACTGCAGAAGATGATGGATTTATTAATCTTAAAAATCCAGAAGTATTTCCAGAGCGCAACTCATACGATCCAGAAAAGCCAGGTTGGGCATGGATGTCAAACAACTCTATCTCAGCAACAGTTGGAACAAAATATGAAGACTATGTAGATTTAATTGCAGATAACGGAGAGCCAGGTTTTATCTGGCTTGATGTTGCCCGTGATTATGGCCGTCTTGCGGATGCTCCTGATTATAAGGACAGTCGCATTATGGGCTTCAACCCTTGTGCGGAGCAGCCATTGGAATCATACGAACTTTGTACACTTGTAGAAGTGCACTTAAATCGTCATGAATCCAAGGAGGACTTCCTCAAGACGTTGAAGTTTGCGTACCTTTATGGAAAGACTGTAACACTTCTTCCAACACATTGGCCACAAACAAACGGCATCATGCAACGTAACCGTCGTATTGGAACGTCATTAACAGGTATTGCATCATTTGCAGACACATACGGTCTTCCAACAACTCGTGAATGGATGGACGAAGGATACAAGAAGATTCGTCACTATGATCATAAATACTCAGAGTGGCTATGTGTTCGTGAGTCAGTTCGTGTAACAACAGTTAAGCCATCAGGATCTGTTTCACTTCTTTCTGGTGCAACACCTGGAGTTCACTGGGGACCAGGTGGAGAATTCTACCTACGTGCAATCCGCTTTGGAAATACTGATCCAATGCTTCATCTTTTCAAAGCTGCAGGGTACAAGATTGAAGCAGATCTAGTATCAGCAAATACCTCAGTGGTATACTTCCCAGTTGCTTCAGGACACAAGCGTGCAGAAAAACAAGTAAGTCTATTTGAGAAGATTGGTCTAGCAGCAACAGCCCAGAAGTATTGGTCAGATAATGGTGTTTCTGTAACACTTTCATTTGACAAAGACACTGAAAAGAAGTTTGTTGCTCCAGCATTAAATATGTACGAAGGACAGTTAAAGGCTGTATCCTTCTTGCCAATGGGAGATAAAGTTTATCCACAGCAACCATATAGCGAAATCTCAAGAGAAGAATATAACGCATATGTAGGCACAATTGGTAAGATTGACTGGTCTGCTATTTATGATGGCGTAGAAAATCTTGAGGCTGAAGGAGAGCAGTATTGCTCAACAGATGCCTGTGAGATTAAACTCTATTAATGGTAACTGGCTGTTCACTTTAACAGTGTTATGGTATACTTATGGTTATGAGTAATGTAAATAATCCATTAATTAATCAAAAGACTGGTTTGCCTATTGTGGGAAATGTCCGTAAAAAGGTCATTGAAAAGAACTATGATTGGGGACTTTATGTATACAAGAAGTCTACTGGAAAGTGGTTTACTGACGGCAGTGGCAATGTTCTAAATATTGAATCAATGCGTAACGATTTTACTAAAATTGCGGAACTTAAAAGTGCAGCAAAGCACTATGGTGATCCAGGAGATGGTGAAGCAATATTTGTTCCTGGACTAACACGTATTTCTGATGAAGAGCATTCAGAACAGTTTGACAGAATGTCTAGTGGTTTGATTCCTTCAATGAATGACCTTGGGGCATGGAAAGCAGCACAGGATACATTAAACGTTGCTGGAAGAGAGGCTTTTGATGAAT